TCCACAAAACTGGTCAATATCATTGGTTCCCGCCAAGCCAAGGTCGCAAATTTCTCGATCGCTGGCAAGTAAGGGATGACGAGTGGCTAAGGCAACATATAGCCCTTGTCCGTCATTACTTTCCCAGCGTAGAACTATCCACTATTTCAGATGAAGATTTCGCATTGATCGCCAACGATGCTTTGTGGTTGCATAAGCAAGTCTTAACCACATCATCTGTTAGGCTTTTTTCTTAACTACTTTATATACCCCTCTCTAAACCCCTGCCGACATGATGTCAGTAGGGGTTTTCTTTTTTAATCAAGTCTTTACGCTTCAAGCTATTCTTTATTAAGTAAACAATAACCAAAGCCTATAACATGGATTACAACGTCAGGTACAACATAGACATCAACGGGGCACAAGCTTCTAAAAGTATCAGTGATTTCCAAAACACGATACAGAAAACCATCCCTCCCATCATATCAAGTTTAGAAACCTTGAGAAAGGAACTGGGAAAGATCAACTCCGCTTTCGTCAATTTTAACAGGATCATTGGCACCAAACCCAAGAAGATAAAATATACTATTGACGGTAGTATAAAAAAAGAGCTAAAATCCCTTCAATCCCAGATCAATGCTATAAAAGGGAAAACTGTCACCATCAACACAAAAATCAATCAAACGACCAGCACCACGACAGGATCAATAATCTCTACCCCGAGAGGGAATAGTAGGGATTATGTCCCTAAAAATGGTAATAACAGGGTCGCCCGTGGTTTTGGGAACGGAGCGAGGGGATTGTTCGGAATGGCTGACGTAATGTATGCCGCTGGTTTCCCGTTCCCTAACATGATCGGAGCAGCCGCTATAGGTATGGGGGCCATGAGCATCACGAAAGATGCTGCCGAGTATGAGAATATCATGACAACCGTACGGAGTATCCTGAAAGCCACGGATAACGCTATCACCACGTTTAACCAGAGATTTTCCGATATGTCAAGGAATATCCGCAAGGTTGGTGTCGATACCAAGTTTACCACCACGGAAGTAGCTGGGGCGGCCAAATACCTTGGTATG